GCTACTTGTGAGTGCGATAACTTGACCGACCTGCGCCCCTGTTTGTTAGTGCGGGATGCGGAATTACCAGCAGATGCGACCTGATTTCCACCCGATTTCTTCGACGTATTAAACTTGTGCGGAAACTCCGAACGTACACGTCGATCTATTTCAGTATAATACTCATCGCTCTGCGGGTCAAACCCTTCGTCTTCGATGAGCCTACGATGTATTGTAAACGCGGCAGTGGTCATAATCTCGTCATTACCAAACCAGTTGTTTGTTTCAGCCCAAGACTTAGCCTTGGGGTCCACTTTAGCCTGCTGTTGTTGAGGCGTGGGTTGTTGAGGAGCAGCTTGTGGTTGCGCCTGAACCTGTTGTTTCGCCAGAGCTTTTTGCTGCTCTACTCTTGTCTTCGCAGCACCGTAACGCTGCTTGTCAATAGCTATTTGCGATAATTGTTCCTGCGCGGCAAGCATTGCATCTGAGTCACCAGAGTCATATGCGGCCTTATACGCGCTCCTCGCGGAGGTCTCCTGTGTGGTCAGACGATTGCCGTACTCATTTAAGTAACCGGAGTCTAATTGTTGCACTCGACCTTTAAGTTGACTGTTCTCGTCTAAGAGTTTTTGCGCCACTCTGACGGCTTCTTCCCGATCACGTTGCTCATTCCGGTATCGTTCAGTTAACTTTTTTATTCGTTTTTGTACATTCTGACTGTAGTTTTCTAGCTCACCGTCCTCAGACTCAGCGACCTGTACTTTTTCCGTAGACTCTTCCGTCTGGTCTACTACAATCTCTTGTTCTTGTTCTTCTACAGATTGATTCTCTTCTGCCATAACCTTACCCCTATATTTGTTTTACATCGTCGGGCTCAAGGATAGTAGCAATGACTTCATCATCATTAATAATACGAACCTCTCCACCTTCGATCTTAAATCTTGAACCTGAGTATCGACCTATACACACCCATTGACCCTCTTCGCACCAAGGTGCTTCTCCGGATCCAAACTTGTCTGGGTCTTTATAAGCAAGAGGGCCTTTCTTGAGAACATACGCGACAACTGTGGCGACAGACTCTCTTTCCCGAACCTCATCAGGAATGTATAGACCACTGGATGTTTTAGCTTTGCCTTGGTACGGCATGACTAAAACCCGCCAACCTGTTGGTTGCGGGAGACGTTCAAGCAATGGTTTTTCTAAAAGGGAAGGATCTAACACCCGATCCTTGGTTTCTACATACGCGCTATCAACAGCGACAGAAGAAGTTTCTGCTTTAGCAGAATCCTTGTCTTTGTTTATTTTCTGCGCGACATGGTCAGGAAGATATAAAGTCTTCGACATCGTCTACGGTTCTCTCCAGCAGGGCCTTTATCTCGTCTTTTGCAAAAGAGAGTCCCCGTATCTCTCCTACAGACATTTTGTACTGCTCAAAGTCTTTAACAGATCCTTGAGAAAGAGCGTGCGATATATCGTTTTGACGCTCTTCAATCTTCTTATACATGTATTTTGCCAACTCGACAACATCCATTATAGGTTGTCCTTATATTCTTCTTGCACATCAGATGTGATTGGGCCACCGTCAACCCATTCATCACATGTGTTTTCACTACTACACACAAACTTTAGTAGTTGGCAATAGCCCGTCGATCCTGACTCGTCACCAATACAATCCATCATGTCCTCTGTTTGATTATACATCCCGCAAGAACCACAGGATTCGTCGTTCCTAAAAGCTATAGAGGTGTTAGGCTCACGGTAGTTGTACTGGTACTCTGCCATGTCCCTATTTTCCATGTTTAAATCAGCGTCTTGAGTTGGCAACGGGCAATTACTGCCGTTGTCATTCTCTTCCATTTTATCTACCGGAATGCCGTCCGGCAGAATACTTATCATAATTGTAGGCATCATTGAATCCAATCATATATTTTGTTTGTCTCTTTAATCCGGTGATCTAACCCAGTGTAGCCACCGTTAATTCGTTTTGTTAATCGTTTGATGGTGTCGTCGTTTACACCTTCATCGCATATTTTCCACAGCTTGTTAGAATCAAAAAACCATATAGCTGTATCCATTGCGTACTCTTCCTCAAGTAAAGAGGGGTCTTGAATTACTTCTGGCTTACCCATGTCTGCGGCAAACGCTTTGACGTTATCGTATCCGGTTAATTGAAGAAATCCGCGGCCTATGTATAGACTGGCTTTTTCCTTGGAATCATTGCCCATCCTGCCAAAATACACGTTTTCAGCCAGTGCTTTTGGGTTACGTTCGTAAGGCTTTGCGTACTCTTCAGTGGGGAAACGACTAGGCCAAACTTTCATCATAGCGTCCACACTGTAGTTTAAGTTTTCTCTAGTGTACCTAAACGTGCCAGATTCGTGAACTACTTGACCCAATAAATGGGCTCCTCTTTCCGGCGAGAGATCGTAATGCTCTACGATGGCACGAGCCGTGTTTGGTCCGAATGCTCCATCCGGACTGCACCCACACTTCTGTTGCAGTAGCTTTAACGCGTTACTCATTTGGCTCCACCTCTTCTATCCATCACTCCGATATGATCACGTCCTATATACTTTAGGTCGTTCTCCATAACAGCGATACGTTGTTTGATTTTATTAATCTCACCAATCGCCGTTGTCATTCCTGCGATCTCATCCCACAAGTCATCAACTTCCTCAAAAGCATGATTTAACTCTGTGGAGTTAGCCTCAACGTCACGTTTTAAATTTATATTGTCTTCAATAGCCATGCGAGAGCCTAACTGGCTTACAGTCTCCTCCAAGCCAGATATAGTAGATGCCTGTTGAGATACCCACCAGACGCCCCCTGCTAACTGCACTGCCATCGCAGCGACTAAAGCTATCGGTAATTTAACATTTTCCATTATTTCCTCTTAAACATCGCGGTTGCCCCGCGCACACCAAAACTCGCTGAAATTGCGATACCTAAACTATAAAAATACCAGTCGGGCGCTTTGGAAAGCTGCTCAAATCCTTTATCGACCCAACCTTCTGTGCCAGGAATGAAGGCTAGAACAAGCGGAATTGACAGAACAATTACGAACCACTCGTCTTTCCAGCTTGATTTAGAACCCTCTGCCATAATGCGCTCCCAGTCGGCAACGCTCGTCTTTTCAGACAGCAATATCTGGGCTTTCGCCTTCGCCTCTGTGAGTTTTAACTCTGCGGATGCTGCGTTCTTATCCGCTTTGCCTTGTAGCCAAGACCCTGCCAGATTTGCTACTGGGCCTATAAGTGCTTGTAACATTACTTTGCCTCCTTACCCATCCATATGCCGAAACTTCCCGTGAAAGCCCCAGTTACAACGGATATTAGACCCGCCTGTGATACAGACAAGTCAGGCTGAGACAATGCCCACTCTAGGCAGCGTATATACATAATGGTTGTTACCAGCATCATCAGACGTGGTAGAACTTTCCACTCATCAAGTTGTGTTGCCATCACGCTTTCCTTTCTCCAACCACGCCTTTGCTATTCCGCTGTGGTGCGTTATTATAACAATTTTTCCGTCTTTGTCACATACAACGTATTTTCCTAGTTTATTCCGGTATAACCTCAAAACAATACACCACCGTTGTGCTGTTCGTTATTAACACTTTGGCGTCCTCCAGCGTCTCGTAGCATTCTTGCTCAGTGGACAACTGAGCAAGCTGATAATACTCCAACTTGTTATTCGTAAACATAAACCAAACTAAGAACCACATTTACCATTTTCCCTGATTTCTACCCATGAAATACAGTACAAGAGCCAGACCAGCTATGCCTGCAAGCACGAGCAAAATACCTACAGTCCACTCTATAAAAGCCCGTTTGAACTCTTCTTTTCTGTAAATCTCTTCTTTGCGCTGCTTTCGCATCTGCGCCTCTATTTGCAACACTTCCTCCCAAGCAGAGGGGCCGTACTGAAAACTGATGAAGTTCTTGATTTCACTACGCATTTCTGACATTTTTTTCTTTTGCGCAAATATCTCAATGGCACTGTGCGTGTCCGACCCCTTGAATTGATACCAGGGGGGATTCTTAATCTGCTCTTCGGCAAATGCAAAATCACTGCAAGCCTTTCCCCACTTGCCAAGCTGACCTGTAATATCCTGCAACTCACGGCCTACGGCAACGCCCTGACGGATCGCGTTATATGCGGACGTGGCTAATCCGACTGCTGTGATAGGATCAATCATATGTATACCCGCCTTGGCTGGAGGAGGGTTCCACCATTAGAACTCTCCGACGAACCTCTGGGGTCGGGCTATCGGGCTAAACCGTTTATTGACCATACCGCCAGAAGCATACTTACTTTTACCCGCCTTGCCTAAAGCAATGGCAACCGCTTGGTTTTGCGGTTTTCCAGCAGCCATTTCGGTCTTGATGTTCTGGCTGATAACATCCTGTGACTTACCCTTTTTTAAAGGCACGTCACCCCCTCCTCAACACATTTTGTCTCTGCACAGCAATGCGCTCACGATTAACTTCATTTCGATTATCCGCAATCTCCTCTGTACTTTCAATCCGAGCCGCGTCTGTTGCCGCTTGCTGTTGAAGTCTTGCTGCGTCCATCATCATATCCGCTTGATCCATCTCCGCTTTGCGTTGCTCCGATTGCTGTTTAAGGGCAAGCTCCTGCATGCGTATTTGAACCAATGGATCGTCCATTGCACTCTGTCCTTGCGGCGTAATCTCCGCGAGAGTCTTCTGCATGATCTGCATTTCCTGCATGGCAACCAACTTCTCGACCTCGGCTGGGTTCTGCATCTGCTGCTGAACCTCTTGGATCTTCTGTTGCGCCTGCATAGGATCGACCGCACCCATCTGAGCATTTAATTGTACCTGACTAATTAGTCCCTCAATCTCTTGCATAACCATCTGACGCGCTTTCATGGCGATGTGTTCTTGTAAGTGAGCGTAGAATGTACCCATTACCTGCGGAGATGTACTCACTAACGGAGTTTTCATAAACATCACATGTATTTGAATATGTGCATCATGGTCTTGATCAGGGAAGGCTTGCAACAACTGACCCATTAAACCACGAGCATTCTCTAATGCTGGATCCATAGGTTTAGGTTGTGGCGGTGGTGGTAAGATTTCATCTATGTTTTGAACCTCAAGAGCGTTATACATGCGTCGATATGCCGCATGAAGGTTGTGCATTTGAGGGTTCGACTGCGCCAACTGTAGCTGAGTCTGCGCCAAAGTAACTCGTTGAGCCATGGAAAAGATGTTTGGGTCGCTAACAGGTATAATATCCACGCGCCCGTCAAAGTCTTGCGCTTTTACCGATCGCTCTGCCCCAGCAACTTCGTAAGGATACTCAGGTGGTAGATTTTCTGAAATGATTCTTGCTAAGATTCTAAACTCTGTCTTCTGAGCGTAGTGCAGCCGCTTATGAATAGCGGACATAACTTTCATGCCGCGCTCTAGCATCGCCATTGTCGTGCCAACAGGCGTCTCTTGATTCATGTTACTGACTTGCTGGTCAGCTAACGACACAAACCTACGACCACCTTCAATCAACGCGCCAAGCAACTGCGCCAAGGTAGCTGATGGTTCTTTGTATGGTAGTGGAATAATAGAGTCCCTAATGTTCCCACCAGGGGCGTCAATGTCCCTCCACTCTCCAGGCTGTAGTGGCTCATCATCATTGCGTACACGCACTCCACGAGCCTTAAAACCAGCCGGAAGGTTCGCTAGAGTACCCGCGTCAATCAACTGACGTAAAATACTGGTAGCCGCACGACCTAAACCACCGATCATGTGGACTAAACCAAAGCCGTAAAACCCAAGACCAGGCATAAACTTGTAGTGTACGAAGTATTGCTGNTTCTTAGCTAACTCGCCATTTTCCTCAAAGTTCCGGCGAATACCTAATACTTCNCCAGACTCTTGGTCTATGGTAACAATGTAGGGCAACTGAATACCTGTGGCCTCGCCGTCAGGTGACATGTCCTCAAAACCCTCGAGGTCAACGTCAACATGCATCTCAAGCAATGTATATACATCATCTGCATACGTTTTGCTTGTGCCTTGTATTTCGTCTACCTTCTCGCGTACCTCGTCTGGCCCCGCGTCGCTAGTCTGTAAGTCAACGTCGCGGTAGAAACCAGCAACCTGCATCTTACGAACTTCGTTGTAATCCATGCGAAGAACATGCGTCACTCGCGGACTCGTCGCCAAGTCACTCGCGTGATACGGGACAACCAAATCTTGAGCCGGAATAAACTTAGCCACAGGCCGCTGTTTGGCTTCGTCGTAGTAAACTTTCTTAAACGTGGAACCTGACAACGGCAAATAGAACAGAAGTTGATCCATGTCTGGGTCGTACTCTTCCATCACTTCCATGATGTTGTAGTTCATATAATTCTTTACACGCTGCGCTTGCGCCTCACGCTCTGGATCCTGTTTGCCAAGTATCTGTGTGGCAACTGGCCCACCCGCTGGTAAAAGCTCTTTATAAGCCTGTGCTTGAAACTGTGTGACGCTCTCAGCTATCAGAGGATGTGTTACTCCACTGGCACCCTGAAACGGCTCTGTACGCTCTACTACCTTAACGCCTAGCTGATCCAAGCCTTTTGTGTAGGCTTCTTCCCATTCGGATCTAGACTCCTGATCGTCCTCGTATGCAGCTCTCAACTCTGTTGACAACTCACCAAGATAACCCTCGTCAAGAAACTCTGCTAGGTTGGCGTTGTGTTCCATAGGCGCTTCGGCCTCGGCTTGCTGGATCATGTCCGCTAAAGCCTGAACAACCGCTGTGCCGTCCTCTTGAGGGATAACTTCTGCCCCTCCGGCGAAATCTTCTACTTGTGGTACGGATACGTCTACCGATGGGAGGTTTTCATCAAACCCGCCTTGCGTTTGTCCCGAATCTACTATTGAGCCCATTGGGCGTGGTGGCAGTGCCATCAGTAATACTCCCGTGTTCTAGGAACAAAGTCGTTCCCCTCGTCCTCGTTCTGCAAGGAAATAAACCCACCCTGTCTAAAACGCATCAATGCTAACGTCATACTATCACAAAAGTCGTCATAGTCACCATTAGGAAATGAAACAACTTCTTCAATCACTTCATCCGCAAACTTCTGGTCTTCTGGTGCCCACACTATTCCCGCCTCAAACAACGGCGCAACCATGTGCATTCGTGTCACCTTATCTCTTCCTTTACCAGGGGAAAACCCTAACGCCGGAATGCCCCGAAGGCGTAACTCGTCAATGAGTGGTGTGCCCGTCGCTTTTGCTTCGACCAACACCATATCGGGTTCCCAGTATTCGTGTTCTTCATACGCTACCTCCTTTAGTTCAGGAAAATTCCAGCGACCTCGTCGAGCGTCCATCATAATTATGTTATCAGGACCACCTTCTTCTGGCTCAAAGATTCCCCATGTTGTGATGGCTGAATAGTCTGCTGTTTCCTTCTTGGAGAACGCCGTGTCATACGCTTGCAGTATATATTTCACAGGAGGTATCTTCTCTTCCGTCCACGACTGCCACCAATCCCGTTTGATTATAGCCGATTCCGACGCTGTAGGCTGTTGTTGCCACTGCGCATTCCACTTAGACACCGGAAGAGAGGCTTTTATCCCCAGTAACGCATCTTTTTCCCAGAACTCAGGCCATAACGCTTTGTCTGAGGGAAGAATCGCTGGAAACTCTACAACTTCCCACTGATCAGACATGATATCACTGCCCTGCGCAGCGATTAACCTACCTGTCAAGTCTTTCTTTCCCCATCTCGTCATAACCAGAATGATTGAGCCGCCCGGTTGTAGACGTTGTCGGGGTCCCGAGGTGTACCACTCGTACGCATTGTCAAATGCGCTCTCACTTAGCGCGTCTTGTTCCGAATGCGGGTCATCAATGATGAATAAATCCGCACCACGGCCTGTGACAGCCGCTCCCACACCCGCCGCAAAGTATTCGCCACCCTTATCAGTCTGCCATTTACCCGCACCTTTGTTGTCCTCCTTCAAATTTGTCTCTGGAAACACCTCTTTGTACGCAGGATCATCAATAAGATCCCTAACTTTACGTCCAAAACGCACCGCAAGCTCTGTGTTGTGTGTAGCTTGTATGATTTTTAGCTTTGGGTTGCGACCCAAGAACCAAGCTGGCATCAAAAATGACGCGAACTCTGACTTGGAATGTCGAGGTGGCATGTTAATTATGAGCCGCTTGAGCTTACCTTGTGCTACAAGCTCAAGTTTTTCTGCAATAATCCTGTGGTGACGACCTTCAATAAAGTTTTCGTACACATGATGTGCAAACGGCATGAAATGGTCTTGCGCTTCTTCACGCAAGTCCAGTTTTTTCTTCGCCTCTGTGAGCGCGAGTATCTCTTTTAATGCGTCCTCGGGAAGTGCCTGTAAGTTCATTAGCGGAACCTATAGGCTTTCGCCTTGGATGCAGGAGAAGGTTTGCGGGGCTGATAGTAAGAGCCGCCTGTTGGTCGCATTCTCGCTGGCGCAGCGTCTGTAGCCTGACAACGCCACTCGTCGTTGATCTTCACCGCCTCATATCCATCTGGACATGTGAACGGAGCTTCGTCAACAACTTCGTCGGCATCATCGTCATCGTCGTCACCCGTGTCAATGTCCACCTCTACGTCGTCATCGTCGTCATCGCTAGGGCCACTTGGATCCGACACCACTGGGTCATCAATTTCAACAACAACTTCTTCATCGTCTTCCGCATCAGGTGGGAAAGTATCAACAGGGACGTTAGTCGTTGTAGTAACAGAAGTATCAACAGGAACGCTAGTCGTTGTCTCAACGGGAATACTTGTCTCCACTGTGGTCGTAGGCTCTGACACCTCCACATCTCTAGATCCAAGGGTTCCATCAATCGTCGTTCCTTCAACCTCTTCTTGAACGTCAACACTGACATCTGAGACAGGATCTATGACTTCGCCATCAAACACAAACCCTTCTGTCGCAGTGTTTGCACCCTGCTGACCCGCAGCCATCGCTGTACCACCAACTGATGGGTCATCAACCTCAACCGTGGCGGCTACATCTACTTCCGTCTTCGGACCTGTAGCTTGAGAAGTCTCTAACCCCATGGCATTCTCAGCCATGTTTGCTACATCCTGCATAGACAAGTTGTTTTCCGTTGCAAGTTTCTGAGCGGTCGCATTCGACAAGGCACCTGTTTCAGCAACCTCAAGGCTAATAATACCTTCAGGAGTTAAGTTCTGACTAGAAGCAGCAACCGCCGCGTCCAAAGATCCTACCCCTAAAGGAAGATTGGGATTTGCGTTTATATTGCTTACATCCACGTTAGAGAGATCTGTCTGTCTCGTAATTATATCCGACAACGCTGGATCCGGCTGAGACGATGCCACCGCAGCATCCAATGAACCAACCCCTGTAGGTAAATCAACTTGCGGTGTCTGATTAATCAAACCTATATCAACTTCCGGAAGTGTAGTTTGTGACGACGCCACCGCGGCATCCAACGAACCTGTGCCTGCTTCAGGCTGGGACTCAGTAATTATACCTAGTTCCTGCTCAACCTTGGCTCGGCTGTCGCCATTCTGTACATTCGCACCCGCAGCTTGAGCCGTTTCAATCAGAGACAGACTCGCCGCCCCCGCTTTCGCGTCCTCAACCGAAGTGTTCGTGTCCGTCGTGATAATATCAACCTCGTTTTGCAAGATCTCCGATGCCGTTAGACCAGGTGGGGATGCATCTACCTTCGGTGCCGAATCCACATCAGACGGTGCAGGTAACGCCGCAACCGTGCCTTGGTTAGGCTGTACAAACGTACCACCCGTACCCAAAGAACCAAGCCCCGAGTTTTGTGGACCCGAAGGTGCCGTGTTCTGTGCAGGAGCTATAGCCTGAACCTCAACATTCGTACCTGGAATGGTGATTATGTTAGGAGCCGTACCTGTTTGCGTACGAGATAGAACAGACGGTGGGGCTGTATTAACCGCTGGATCACTGGATCTTGATGATGACAGCGACGTGCCGCTGATTACGTCACTAGCTGGGCCACCCGCAAATGGATTCCCTGGAGATTCCGCTTGTATATTAGGCCCCGCTTCGTTGTTCGCCGCATTCG